GTCCAGGTACTGCCAGCCTGAGGTAAATCAATACGGTGGCTACGCTCGTAACCTGAGGTCGTTTTCCCGGTCACGCTGGTATTAAGGACTGTCTGCCATGTCCCGCCGTCCGTCTGCAAGTCAATCGCATAATTAACCGAGTAACCAACCAGATCGCCATCGTCCTCCTGCTTGAAAAGCGAAGGCCATTTCAGGCGTAAACGAACCGCCGAAAGCTGTGTATTGGTGAAGGTTCGTGTCCACGCTGTAGCGCTCGTTACCTCGGTTCCCACGCTGATTTCGTTTTCGGTACCGGGGATGCCCTGAATGTACTTCTGGGCCTGAGTACCCGAGCGAAATTCCCATGTAACGCCGCTGAAGTTTTGGGAGCCGTCGGCGTTCTCCAGCGCCGTTCCGTCCAGGTAGATATCTTTCGCCGTCAGCTGCCCTGCAAATTCCCCCTCTCCTAGTGCAACGAGGATTTTTGCCTTTGCTACAGATTGCAGATCATCAGGCTGTTCGGTAGGAGTTCGGGAACTGGAGCTTCCCCCTTTTCGTCCGGTAATTTTATTCGCCATATCGCGCCCATAAAAAAAGCCACCCGAAGGTGGCTTGTAAAAAGGTTTGTTAACTACTGCTGATCTTCGACATAAATTCCGGCAGAAATAATTGCCCCGCCGATTCTCCGGCGGCCGTACAGGAGCGGAACCGGGTAACCCTGTGCCGCGGTATTTGTCACCCCGCCAAACGCATACGATGCACGGTTATCTGCGCTTTGTTTACTGGCTATGCCTGATGGCTGCGGTGAAAGCAGCTGAATAACCCCACCGAGGACCAACGAGGCACCAGTGGCAGCAGCAAACCCCGTCAAGCCACCAGCAGCGAAAGCAGCGCCAACACCACCAGAAACAAAGACAGCCGCGGCTATTAAAACTGCTCCTAATATGGTCTGAAAAAGACCAGCTCGCTTACTACCGATAACAACTGGCATGATCCTTACTACGTCGCCTTCACAGGGAAAACCCATCTCATCGGCGGCAATATTCCTTTTTCCTTTAAATACTGCGAAAGTTAATCCACGACGCTTACTGCTGATCATGAAGCTTTCGAAACCGGGTAATGTTTTACTTAAAGCAATAGCTGCTTCACCAGTACGGGATATCAGTCGTTTATGTGTTTTACCGAAGGTCTTTCCTAATACTCCGCCGAGCTGAATTGTTGTCATTACTTCTTTCATATTCTCACCATAAAAAAACCCGCCGAAGCGGGTTAAGTATTGGTTAGATACAGTGTTCTATTACTTTTATCCGGCTGTTGACTCGATAAGCAAAAAGGCCACCTTGATGTCGAAATTCTATCTTGGTAATTCCACCTTCAGATATTAAATCAACCATCTCAAGTTGAGACTGGGTAAAAACAGTTTTGCCACCGTCATAAGGCTGAATAAAAACGCTTCCGTATTTTTGGCTTTCTTCTTGCCAGCCAACAAGTATACATTCAGATACCGCATCAATTTTTTTCCTTGATTGAAAAGTATTTGACGCTGGCTCATTCCGAAGATCCTGCATGCTCGAACATCCAGCCATGATTAACAAAGAAAGTGCCAAAAATGCTTTTTTCATATCCCTATCCCCTTTGGTTTTACAAAAGGTTAGCACAGAGATTTGTAACGTAGAATCTTCATCGTTCGTTCCTGCCAGTAACCGCCATACGGCACGCGCTGACTCAGGTGACCATACAGATGGTGAAGCAGCATATTACCCTCCAGAAGGATACCCGCGTGGTTCCACTTATCAGCCTGGACCTGCATGATCACCATATCGCCAGGTTTCGGCGGCCCGTCGAATTCACGGAATCCGCACTCGTACCAGCAATCCTGATAAAAGTTGTCCGGGTAGTCGTTTTCCCACCAGGGATAATCAACCCGGTAATCGTGGAGTTCGATACCATGCGTTTGCCGGAAATAGCTCATTACCAGCCCCCAGCAGTCGAAGTGACCAAGCACAAAAGGACGCTCCAGCAGCGGCAGATCTCCGCGCGGCTGGATGGTGCGTAAATCCCCCTCGGGCCAGCTCACGATATGCCAGGGTAAAAGCGTTGCGTCGCATTGCGCTTTATCCAGTTCGCTCGGCTGTGTAGTGGCGTCAGGGTGGCTGTGAACGATGGCGATCACCGTACCCCAGTCCTCAGCAGATGCGTAATCTTCGGGGCAAAGGACAAAATTGTCCTCCGGCGCCGCGGCAAGATTCCGGCAAGGAAAATAACGTTCAACGCGGCTTTTCTGCGCCACCACACCACAGCACTCACGAGGATATTCAGCGGCAACATGCGCCATAATCGCATCAATTGTTTTCTGACGCATATCAGCTCCTGATCAGCGACGTACCGGGGAACCCACCAAACGAGAGTTCGTTGCTTTCACCGAATCGAAGTTTGCAGGCCGTCAGCGTGCCGTTGCATTCATCCAGTGACGGATCGCTTACCGGGTTGTTGTTTTTATCGAAATAGCGCGTGCCTGCATAGTCGCAACCATCACCGGTACGGTATTTGTTCCGGATGCACCAGGTGCACAGCGAATGGAGCTGGCGCGTAGGTATCATCAGCCCCTGCAGGTCCATCGGGCTGGAGAGGGTGAACTCAACGACCTCGTTAGTCTCATTGCTTTTCGCATCAATATAGAAAACCTTCAGCTTTTCCTGGGTCGGATCGGCTGTCGGGTTACCGCCGGTGAAATTTTGTGCATCGAGATATTGTGCCAGCGTGTCGTGAATTGTTACCTTCGCCTGCAACAGATCGTCATAAGCAAGGCACAGCGCTGTTATGGAGCTATCCAGATTGGCGACAGATAGCTTCGGTTGTGCTGAGCTGCCATTGGTGGAAGCTTCAATGCCCTCAATCTGACACGGCCAGGCTGAATATTCCTCCCCCTGCCACCAGATACTTTTAGCTGGCAATTTGGCTTCATCATTGCCGGCGGCCAGAATTTCCTGTTCTGTGTGGGGAAGGTTATAGGCGTGAAATCGTAAAATTTCGCTCACACCAAAAGCACTGCCATCCACTTCAAACAATCGAACCTCGCTGCCAGGTTCCAGCTTTTGATAATCAGCATTTAAGCTCATGGTTTGAACGCCTGTTCGAAAGTTGCAGTAACGGTTTCTACCTTTTTGCTTAGGGTCACTCGCTGAAGGCTATCAGCCTCTACGCGCCAGAGAGTTAAAACACCTCCGGGCGGTGCGAATGTGAATGACTTGGTTTTATGCCTCCGCAGAAAAGCATAAATTTCCCGGGCCGTGATGGGATCCCCCGTAAATGAGAA